ATAGTGGATACTCCGGCTAAAAAATATTTTTATTCGGATGATTCTTCCGACTTAAATATTTCCGATAGCTTTTATGTTCAATATCTTGATTTTTATAAAAACCCATTTTTAAGTAGTATTGTAAATTCAGGAGATGTTGTTTTTGATATAGGAGCAAGCTGCGGGACATTTGCAGAATTTTGCTTAAAAAGAAATGTTAATAAAGTAATATGCCTCGAACCTTCTCCATCATATTATATTTTAGATAAATCTTTTGATTCTAGAGTTCAAAGATATAACATGGCATTGGGAGTAGAGGATGGATATAAGCAATTCTATTTTACTAATAAAACAACTTTAAATTCTTTTAAGATTGATAATCAGAAAAAGTATGATACCGAAAATATGGTGGGGACGCCGAGGCCAATGACCGTAGAATGTATTTCATTAAAAAGCCTAATCAGTAAAACAAAATGTGAAAAAATTAATCTTTTAAAGATTGATATAGAAGGATATGAATATGATATATTAAACAGTTTATCAGCGGAAGATTTTAAAAATATAGAACAAGTTTTAATAGAATTTCATCACAACGAAAACCATAGAACTCAACATATAGTTGATAAGCTCGTAGAAGCCGGATTTGAACTAAAATATTTAAATCTTGGGTTTAATTCTTGGTATACTTTGTGTGATATTAATGGAGTAATATACGGAAAGAAAAAAATAACCAGTAAAAATACCAACCTTTCTTCGGAAAAAATACACTATATAAATAAAACCGACGACGGTATGGGAATACAATATAAGTTAATAAATTCCGAAAAAGAATGCGATATCAATGTTAAAATAATAGATTCTTTTACAGGACTTACATTTCACAACGAAGATTTAAAAATAAACAATGAGTGTACATATTTCACATCACATGCATATAAACTCCCAAATCAAATTTTTAAAATATCCGAAAGAGAACCAGAAAGGTTATTGTTCGAAAAAATAATAAACACGGAAATGGATTTGGACTCAAATATTTTTCCTATTGAGAACAAAAATTTAATTCAATTGATTCCAAATGAAATGAAATCCAGCATTGCGTTAGGATTTAGTTATTTTGAATTATATGCACACAACACTTATAACCATAATAATTGTAAAATAGAAAAAGATGATATAGTTTTTGATCTTGGAGCAAATTGTGGGCTGTTTGCAAGATATTGTTTTTTGAATGGAGCAAAAAAAGTATATTCTTTTGAACCTACATTACATCTTAAAAAATGTTTTGAACAGCTAAACACAGGCTTTGATTATATATTTACTCCCAAGGCCGTGTATTCAAAGCCGGTCAGGTTTGTACAACACGAAAATCCTTTGCAATCTTATGTTGAAGAATGTAACGATACTTCGGATAATTTTGTTAACTTAAATCAGTTTATAAACTCAAATAAAGTTGAAAAAATAGATTATTTAAAAATTGATATAGAAGGTTCCGAATATGATTTGTTCAGAACTATTGATAAAAACTATCTAAAAAATAATGTAAAAAAGATTGCACTTGAGTATCACAATAATAAAGATAAAAGATTATCGGAAATATTTGATGTATTAGAAGAATGTGGATTTTTAATCGAATTTGAACATGCAAACGGAATAAATTTGGAGCTTGGAATGTTATACGCTATTAAAAATAAATGAAAGCAGCAATACTAGTAAAAAAGAATGAACCTTTAATTGTAGAAGATGTAAATCTTCCAGTTAATCTTGAATATGGACAGGTATTAGTAAAAATACTTGTGAGTGGATTATGCGGAGCACAACTACAAGAAATTGCCGGACTTAAAGGTAATGAAAAATTTATGCCACATCTAATTGGCCATGAAGGATGTGGATTGGTGGAAAAGATTGGACCTGGAGTATCAAAGGTAAAAACTGGCGACAAAGTTGTATTACATTGGAGAAAGGCGTCTGGTATTGAGGCTAACTTTCCTCAATATAATTGGAATGGAAGAAGTATGTCTGGAGGAAAGATTACCACCTTGTCAGAATATTCCGTTGTATCCGAAAACAGAATGACCAAAGTTGATCAAGATATTAATAATGACTTTGCGGCTCTTCTCGGTTGTGGAATATCAACCGGTTTTAGTGTTGTAAACAAGGACGCAAATATCAAATTTGGAGAAAGAGTTTTAGTGTTGGGATGTGGTGGAGTTGGTCTGAACTGTATTTATTCTTCACATCTTTCTCACGCTTTGGTGTGGGGTATGGATATTAATAAGAATAAAAAAACTATGGTTGAAAAAAATGGTGGTGTTTTTCTTCATTCCGACGAAGATATAGAGACCGTCAAGAAGATGAAATTTGATTGTATTATAGATACCACAGGTATTCTACAGCTTCTTTCTCAATTATTGGAGACAATGTCGGAACAAGGTAGATGTATTCTTGTAGCACAACCAAAACCTGGATCTTCTTTATCTATTAATAACCCAGGCAAGCTATTTTCCACAAACGGACAATCGATCAGAACCACTCAGGCTGGCGGTTTTGATCCCGACGTTGACATTCCAAGATACGTTAATTTGTATAAAAACAATAAAATTAATCTGGAACATCTTATAACCCATAGATATTCTTTGACCGATATCAATCTTGCTATATCAATGTTGAAATCCGGTTCAAGCGGAAGAATAATGATAGATATTTAATATGAAAAAAACAAATCTGACCAAACAAGATCTAATCAATTTTGAAAATGAGATTGTTGCTCTTTACAAGGAGTGCAAGCTTCCATTCCTTTTCCATCTTTCTGGGGGAAATGAAGATCAACTTATTGACATTTTCAATGAAATGAATGAAGGTGATTATGTTATCTCCAATCATAGAAATCATTATCATGCTATCTTGTCTGGTATTCCAAGAGAAACCGTCAAGGATCGTATTCTAAACGGACGAAGCATGTTTATTTTTGACAGAAAGCTTAACTTTTTTACATCGGCTATCATCGGCGGCACTCCAGCTATCTCAGCCGGTATAGCTTTAGCCCTAAAAAAGAAGGGTTCAAAGCAAAGAGTATGGTGTTTTGTTGGTGACGGAACAGAAGATTCTGGCCATCTGTTTGAAGCTGCCAGATATGTAAGCGGTTTCGATCTTCCGTGTACATTCATCATCGAAGACAACAACCGTTCTGTCGAAACCCCTAAGACCGTTCGTTGGGGTAAGTCACTTGAGGAAATGTTCCCAAGTTGCGTAAGAAGATATAAGTATGAGATTACATATCCTCACGCACGCATCAACGACAGAATTGACATTTCCAAGATGAAGCAAAAGACAGATGCGGAATATTTCCCACATCTAGCTCCAGAAGTTCTTCCGCCAATCACAACAGAAAAGATTCGGTACAAGGACGCTGTCATCAAGGCTATGACAGAGATAGGACAACAAAATTCAGTTTTCATCGGTTACAATGTTTCTTATGGAAACGCTATGGGCAGTCTCGTATTTGTGCCCGAGGAAAAGAAGATAGAAACTCCAGTGGCCGAAAATTTAATGACTGGATTAGCTATTGGTATGTCGTTTGAAGGTTATCGCCCGGTCGTTTATATCGAACGTCACGACTTTATGTTGGTCGCGGCGGATGCCATCATCAACCATATTAATTATATCGAACGCATTTCTCACGGAGAATATAAGTGTCCAGTTATTTTAAAGACCGTTGTTGCTGACAGTGGTCCGTTTTATTCTGGTCCCACGCACTCGCAAGACTTTACAGAAGGATTTAAGAAGATGGTCACGTTTCCAATCTACGTTCCACAGAACGGTGAAGAGATGCTTGAAGCATACAGAAAAGCCATCGCTTCTTCTAGACCTTCTATGATTGTTGAAAAGAAGAGCCTATTTTGATGAAAAAAAGAATACTAATAATCGGTGACAGTTGTAGAGACGTACATGCTTATTGCTCTGCAAATAGAATGTGTCCAGACAAGCCCGTACCAGTTCTGAAAATTGTTGATCAAAATGACAATCCCGGTATGGCTAAGAACGTGTATCGAAATATTAAGACAATGATCGACGATTGTGATATATTAACCAATCCAAATTGGTACAATATCACCAAGACAAGATACATCCACAAAGCCACCAATCATATGTTCTTTAGATTGGATTCAGCCGAGGAAATCAAGCGTATAAACATCGACTCTATCAATTACGATTATGATCATATTGTCGTTTCCGATTATGATAAAGGGTTTCTTACGGAAAACGATATAGAAATTATATCAAAAAATCATGATTCCGTTTTTTTGGACACAAAAAAAATCCTTGGTGCTTGGGCAAAAAATGTTACGTTTATTAAAATAAACAACCACGAATATAGCAGATCAGAAAAAAATATAACTCCCGACCTTGAAGAAAAAATTATCAAGACAAGTGGAGAAGACGGATGTTATTATCGTGGAATAAGATATCCTGTGGAGCAGCAGGATGTAATAGATGTATCAGGCGCAGGAGATTCTTTTATGGCTGGGTTGGTAATTGAATATAGTAAAAGTAAAGATATTATTAAATCTATAAAATTTGCAAACGAGTGTGCAAGTAAAGTAGTAAAACAACGAGGAGTATCTGTCATATAAATGGTCACTGTTATAGAATTTGTAACTGAAAGTTTGGGGGACAATATAGCTTTTTCTCCGTATGCAGATTTATATCAAAAGAAACACGGAGGAACCGTGTATGTCAAAACAAAATGGTATAATATTTTTATTACAGATAATCAAAATGTAAAATTTGTCCCAAAGACCGAAGAAGTTCAATACAACACATATCACAAACTTTATATGCTTTTTAAGCCAGGATTGTGTTTACAACAGCTCGCATGTCTTCAACTGGGGTTGGATTATATTGAAATAATACCAACTTTGAAAATGGATAGTCCATTAAAAATAAATAAAAAAAAGAAATACGTTTGTATAAGCGTGCAATCGACTGCTCAAATGAAATACTGGAACAATAATTCTGGTTGGGATAAGGTTGTACGATATTTAAAAAAACTTGGATATGATGTATTGGCCATAGATAAAGATGAAGTATTTGGAATTCCACAAAAGTGGAACAGAATACCATCGGGAGCCATCAATGAAACGGGAAATTATTCTATCGATTATAGAATACAACAAATTAAAAATTGTGAATTTTTTCTAGGTCTTAGTTCTGGGTTATCTTGGGTTGCTTTTGCTCTTAAAAAGAAAGCAATTGTAATATCGGGATGTACGGAAGAAACCAACGAGTTTAATCAAGGCTGTTATCGTGTTATAAACAAAAACGTATGCCACGGTTGTTTGAATGATGATAAAATCGAAAATATTGGACAAAAACTCATAGACGCCGGTTGGATGTGGTGCCCCAGAAACAAAAGCTTTGAATGTACGAAGGAAATATCTTTTGAAATGGTCAAACAAAAAATAGACCAGTGTATAAAAGACATAAAAAGTGAAGTATCTCCCACAAATATAATAAATGTTTAGATATATATAGATAAGATGAACCTCTCAGAACTCTTATCTAAAGATAATATCATATCGGCAGTTTCTCAGCGAATTCTTCAAAAATATCCAAATGTAAAAGGCGTGTGCGAACTTATTGCCAAGGATTTGGCTCGTGAGTTAAACAGCCGTGGAGTACGAGCTAAACATATAGTCGGAAATTTTATTTTAGATGACCCAGACGCTGAGCAATATATGGAGTGTGACGATTGGGACGGGCAAGATGAATATTCCGTAAATCATGACTGGGTAGAAGTTGAAGGAAAAATATTGGACATATCAGCTAGACAATTTAGAAAAAGTGTAAGAGATCCCATTGCTGATGTTGTGTATATCACACATTCTCATCCGCTTTATGCTAGATATAAATTTTTAAACTACTATGGCGGAAACTAAAAATATAAAAGATATAATGAAAATCGAGTACGCCAAGTGCTTGAAGGATCCAATATATTTCATGAAGAAGTATGTAAAGATCCAACATCCCACCCGCGGCACGCTTCCTTTTCTTACTTTTCCTTTCCAAGATGAAGCCTTGGAGGATTTCGTACAACACAATCAAAATATAATTTTAAAATCTAGACAAATGGGGATCACTACGCTTGTAGCTGGGTACGCATTATGGTTGATGACATTTCATAGTGATAAAGAGATATTGTGTTTGAGTATTACTCAAGAAACATCTAAAGCAATTGTTACAAAAGTTCGTTTTGGTAATGATAACCTACCCAGTTGGTTGAAAGTTCCGGCGGTTGAAGATAATCGTTTGTCATTAAAACTAAAAAATGGGTCTCAGATTAAAGCAGCATCAAGCGCCGGTACATCGGGTCGTTCTTCTGCATTGTCTTTATTGATAGTTGACGAAGCGGCATTTATTGATGGAATTGAGGAAATTTGGTTATCGGCTCAATATACCTTATCCACCGGCGGTAAAGCTATTATTCTTTCAACGCCAAACGGAGTAGGAAACTTTTTTCATAAACTATGGGTTGAGTCTGAACAAGGGTTGAACGGAATGAATCGCATTCGTTTACCTTGGAATCTTCATCCAGAGCGTGATCAAAAGTGGAGAGATGAACAGACAAAATTATCTGGAGAAAAAGGAGCGGCTCAAGAATGTGATTGTGAATTTAGTACATCGGGTAATACTGTTGTTGATATACCCGTACTTGAATGGTATACAAAGACTCATGTTTGCGACCCTATAGAAAAAAGAGGAATAGACAGAGGATATTGGATATTTAAATATCCAGAGCCAGGAAAATCATATATGGTATCAGCCGACGTTGCGCGTGGGGATTCTTCAGACTTTAGCGCGGCACAAATACTTGAAATAGAAACTATGGAACAGGTTGCTGAGTATAAAGGAAAACTTCCTACCAAAGATTATGCAAGAGCTCTTATAACGATGGCTACAGAATATAACAACTCTCTACTTGTTATAGAAAATGCAAACGTTGGTTGGGCGGTAATACAAGAAGTATTGGATTCAAATTATCCAAATTTATTTTATAGCTCAGCAGATCTTCAATATGTTGATGTAGAAAACCAGATGACAAACAAATTAAACGCTCAAGAACGAAAAATGACACCTGGTTTTACAACTTCAAATAAAACTCGACCACTTGTTATATCAAAACTTGAAAGTTATTTTAGAAATAAAGAAGTTATAATTCACAGTAATCGACTTATAGAGGAACTTAATGTTTTTATATGGAAGTCAACCGGAGTTAGCGCAAAAGCGGAAGCTATGGATGGATACAATGACGATCTTGTACTCTCTATGGGAATAGCGTTGTGGATAAGAGACGTAGCTTTAAGATTACGAAAAGACAGTGATACTATAATGAAAACTATATTAACAAAGCTGGGATCTTCTTCAAACGATAATATAAAGAACAATTTTAAACCATTGATGACAGGAAAAACAGACAATGTATACGGAATAGCAAAAGATTCTTGGGAAATACAAATACGTGGCGGAGAAAAAATGGATCTGCGTTGGTTAATACAGAAGTAAGGGTATTATAAGTATAAAAATAGTATTGTTTTATATTTATATAGTAATCGTCCCATATATATACAGATAAACCTATGGCAGATACAAAAAACCTATTCAATAGACTGAAGAAGATGTTCAGCACGGACGTAGTCGTCCGTAATGTGGGCGGTAAGAATCTTAAAATTGTAGACACTGATGAAATACAATATGCAACAGATAGAAACAGTTTGCGTGATCGTTTTAATCGTTTAAGAAGCAGTACATATAATTTACACAATCGTGATATGTCGATGGCTTATCAGGCCGCACGACTTGAATTATTTAGAGATTATGATGTAATGGATATGGATCCTATCATCGCATCGGCTTTGGACATATATTCCGA